CCTTCTAGGACATGCAAGCTACCCTCAGCTGTGAATTCATCGTATTTCGATCGCATTGCACCTGGCAATTTCATCAACGTCAATGACGTAATGTAACTTCGAGTTTTGACTCCGTATGCTCCGTTGGCTAATGGGAAGAGAAAGGTGAAAGCACAGAAATCGTCACCTTGGGAAAGGTCTGCTCCGAGTGAGCATGGCAATTGCCAGAATTCTCTTGGTCGATGAGGAAGGGTTTCTTCGTATGTAAAGAAATACGTGTATCCTTCCATGGGAATCCCAAAACGCTTAGCAAGGATATCATTTCTCGAGGCGGGAGCTTTCTCTGCACGCTCAACGTCGAGTTGGTAAGTCTCATATGAAATTGTCCTCCCCAGATTCGGGTTGGCTTTTGCCCACATTGCTGGATCGGCGACTTCCTCCAGCTCATCTAGTTTGTAATGCCAGATAGAAACATGCGGAGCAAGATATTCACCCTTGAGGATATCAGCGAGCTCCATTTTAATGGTATCTCCTGATCCATTACGAACTGTACCTTCTGAGCTAATTGCTACAATTAAGTAATCGTCTAGTTTCGACGCACCTTGTTCGATGGCGCCAACGACATCCTCACGAATATCACCAGACAACCATTCATCGATCGTAGAGATCTTAGGCCGTAAACCTTGGAGCTTGTTGATAGCCATAGGCCGTACCTCGAGCAATGAACCCGTGAGGAAATTTTCGACTCCTTTCTTCGTGGAAGCCAATTTCACACGCATAGCTCGAGAGCCAGTTGTGTTCTGCATGGATCCCTCAGTTAGGAATTGAAAAAGAGGTCCACGCGCGCGAGTGATAGCTGTCCGAAAAGGAGACATTACTTCGTCTGCTTGCTTCATTGTTGGAGCAGTTGTGACTTGGTGAGTCGTCGACGTATCAACATTCAGAAAATAACTCTGAATACATTCGGCGTACATCGATTTGGCTGCACCTCTAGCGACAATCAAGTACTGCTTAGTCGTTAGACGTTTCTTGATTGTCTTTTTGACGTACTTCCCACCATGTCCAGACGTAAACGGTTGATAGACGCTTCTCTCGACGAAATACCACCACCCAAAAATCTCCTCGGCCCATAGCTTGAATGAGGGGAGGAGATGGAGGTCGCTTCCATCGGTGAGTGTTAGTTCGTTTTCGCAATATCGAACAAATCCTTCAACAGCTTGGTCATCGTAATAGAAATTAGGGTTAGCGATGAGCGCGTCGATGCGGTTCATCTCCATAGCAACTTCTCTATTAACAGGAACATCGCCTTGGAGGACCGCTTCGCGGAACTGACCATAGTAAATCGGTATTGCTTTATTGGACAGAGCCATGCCAACCCTCCTTCCTATTTCAAAGTACTTGCTACCTTCTTCGTAATTGCCTGACTTGCGATCGTTGTGATCTGTTGCTTGGCAACGTTTGCTAGAATATCAGTAGCAAATTTTGAACCAGCACTCTTCTGTCCAGCATTTAACCTAGAAAACTGCTGTTCGAGATTCATTCTCGTAACAAGATCTTGAAGATCCTTGTTGGAGAGAGCTGCAGAGCCACTTTTCTTAACAACCTTGTGAGCTGCGTTTGCCCGAGTTGCATCTCCCGACGGAGGCGTTGTTGCGCCTCTCTTAGATCGAGAAACTCCTCCTGAAGAGCGACGAACACCCCACTTTTGCCCTTTGACACCATGATGGGAAAGAATTCCTTCAACTACGTCACTCATGCTCATGTCCATATCCCACTCTTTCTCTTTCAGTTCAAACGTGGGACCTTCGAAATCTCCTGTCCAAATAGCAATCTTGTCGAATGATACAAAAGAAGTACCAGGAAAATCTCGCTTATCTGGTTTTGCAGGACTTGCTGGGAATCCTAGAGTTAGATGTGGAGTCCACTCATCGAACTGCGGTGTTGAATCATATGCTGCTTTAATATTGTCATTCTGAAGCATATACGCGCGCGCGCGCGAGATGTTCTTAAATGACCAACGTTCGTTGAAGAAGAGAACATCTGCATCGTCTGGGCCGAGTAAACCTCGGTGGTCGACGTCCAAGCCGAATCGGAAGAGTGAGGTTTCCGCCGTATGTTGAACAAAATCGATAATCTTCTGTAGATTCGGATTCTTTGACTGATCTCCGAGTAATAGAAGCGTCATGTGTGGAATCTTATCGTTAGAGATCTTCCACACGTAGTCATCTTCTTTAGGAATTGCTACGATCGCTGTGCCAACCATGAAAACCTCCTCTCAGACGGTGACTTCGATGTCGATCCAATAATTGGCTGCGTGGAACGAGCTGGTCGGAAACGTAACATCCCCGGCCGCAGTAGTAAAGCTATCCTGGTCGCCAGCTGTTGCTTCAGCGGCGCTATCAGCATGGATAATCCCGCTTGTTACGCCAGATGCACCATCTCCAACGTCCCAGTAGAACGCCGTTGCCGAATATCCGGTCGGTGCACCAAAGACACACACTTTATAAATATGGGCGGTATCAATCAGGATTGGCGTTGCTAGTGTATGTTTGATCCAACCGACATTCGTGCCCGGTGCGTCAATGGTCTCTGCGGGAGATATCAGCAGGTGTGAATCAGAATCAAAAATCCCGCAACGAGTCGCGAATGGATTAAAAGCAGTAGTATCGGTGCCATTAAAAGCACGTGGTGCACGCCAGAAGTAGATGGCCGTGACGGCGCAAGCTACAGTCACACGAAATTGCATGCCCATCGAATATGTCGATGGATCGTTTTCCCACTGACCTGGACCATCGGTCGCTGGCCAAACTCGATAAGTAGTTGGCGGTTCGCTATCGGGTGTCCAGATGTTTTGATTTGCAATTATAAGTGCGTCTACATCTTGATTCGCAACTCGCCCGAGATCTGCTGATGATAAATCAATCTCTACCATCACGGCACCCGGAAGTATAGATGAAGCGGGTTCGAATCACTCGCAGGAGGCCAGTCTAGTGTCGGAACAAGTGTAACAGTGATCGATTCGCCATCTGCTCCAGTTAGACCTACGTCTCCGTCGTCGCCTTTAGGACCCGTTGGCCCTGTGGCACCGGTAGATCCATCCGCTCCATCCGCTCCATCTGGTCCAGTGAGGCCCACATCTCCATCATCACCCTTTGGTCCTGTTGGACCTGTATTTCCCGTATCTCCTTTAGTTCCAGTAGACCCCGTAGCCCCAGTAGGTCCTGTATTTCCAATCGGTCCTTGGATACCCTGAGACCCCGTAGCTCCTGTGTCACCAGTATCTCCCTTCGGACCCGGAACTCCCTCTAGAACAGCGTCAGCAATCAAAACGTTGACGCCATTAACATCGACGAAGTAAGGTAGAGTGAGCCAAGCACTAGTTCCATTACCAAGTTTAAATTTGTTGGTATCTGTCTCTATTCCTGGCTCACCCGCGCGAAGAATCGGATTCGCAGTGGCCCAACCAGAGGCAGAACCTCGTCTAAGTTTGAATGTGAACATCACACCTCCTATGGGCCGCCGCCGTCTAGAATTCCATCATCAAGTTCCTCTGAAATTGGCCAATCTTCAAATTCTCGAACCACATTCAAACGCCATTCGAGCTCTTCGATCTGCTTCTGAACAGCACTGACAAAGTAGCCGGTCGTTGGAGGATCAAAGAGCATACGAACACGGAGATAGATGTAAGTCTTTACCGAATTAAGTCTAAGATCGCCTTCGAGGAAGTCGGACCATACGGCCGTAGCATCGTCAATGGCAAAGCCGTCAATTGGACCGATGCCCAACTGGTTCAGAGTCGAGAAGACCGAGTTGATGTGAAGGATTATATCTGGATCAAAGGCTGTATAGCTTTCTTCGATTCCAAGATTCTTCTTTGTGCTGGTCAAAATGCTTTCGGTCATATAGTCACCTCCTTAATCGACTCTAGTGATATATGTTAATTACGGCTGCACGTCGATGTGTACATTTTCCAGAGCAGCAATTGCGGCCTGCTCTGCAATCTGCTTAATCTGAGCATAATCAATAACCTGTCCACCACTTGAAAGTTGACCAACTGCATTTCCGAGTGCTGCAACTTGAGCACTGAGAGAAGCGAACTTCGGGTACATATACTTATCACGGAAGGTGTTAAGATCGCCTACAACGCCACCCTCCCTGAACTGATTTACGATGTCATCAACAACGGCCTTACGTTCGGCTGGAGTCATGGGTGGATCTCCTATCGGTGTTTGAGTTAGAAGTGAATCTGCGAATACGTTGTAATCGTAGCCGCCTCGATCGAGAACATATTGAACGCCAATTTTCCCCGCGGGGATTGACGTCGGTTTTCCATTATCTGGATTTGCGACCCAATCTCCACCTTGACGCTCAACCGTGTACACGTATGCTTTTGTGTAACCAGCCGCATGCATGTTCACTTTCCAAGCCGAGATAGCTGCGCGCGCGCCTGCGGGATCCCGATCAAAGATGCTAGGTTCTACATCGTAGAACACGGGATCTGTTTTAGGATAAACATACGTAGGAAGGCGAGCAATCATTCCTAAAGCATCTTGCTTACCAAGCGCTGTCGTGAGAGTCCCAGAAGCATTCAAAGAAGTCCAGATAGCCCACCAATGGCGACCAGATCTTCGAACTGCGGCGACCTCAGCCGCTGTCCATTGGTGTGGTGTGTGCCCTCCGGCGTAACCACAAACGACCTTGGCCCAAGCGGGATAACTATCGTGTGCATAAGCAGTGTCAACACCATCAATCATGAAAGATCCTTTCTACCATAGCCTTGTGTCATCTTGCTTACGTTCAACGAACGGTTTCCTCAAGAGCGACTCGTCACCATAGTGAATAGCATTGTGAGTGAGATGGGTTGTTGTAACGAGAAACTCAGGATCGAGAATCCTCTCGTCCCCATCGATGATGTCATCGGCCGTCATTGGGTTCATGTGATGAACGATCACTCGGTCATGAATTTCATAACCTTCAATTCCAAGATCACAGCCGTTATCACGAACAATCAGTTGGTTGCGAACGTGCCGCCATTGCGAAGAGGTATAGAACTGTTGGTTGATGTAGCGATCGAAACCGAACGTCGACTGCCCGACCTCTCCTCGAAGAGAGAGATATCGAAACCTCTCTTCAAAGGTTCTCAGTCGTCTCAACTCACGATAAGTTCTAATCATCATACTCGTCTTGCTCCATTGGATCTTGACCAGCGTAAGAACGCATGGCATCAAGAGCTGTCTTGTACAATTCCTCTACGCGTGCGGCTGAAGCCATTGCTTCAATCTTGGCTTGCATTAATTCGTTCTCTTGAGCAAGCCTTTCCTGCTCAAGACGCTCACGACTCGATCCTAATTTCAGATACAAACTAATTACTTGTGAGGAAGCAGTTCCCTCTCTCATTTGCTTCTCTGCAAGATCGACCGCAAGGGCAACCAACTGATTCTCGCGACCTTCAGGAGTAGTTGCAGGCGGCCTTTTGGGCTTTGCCGGTGTGTTATCCTTCCGACGAGCAGGCATCCTGCCTCCTTTCAAGGACTTTTAGATTACTTCTCGAGGCTCAAGATCAACAACATTGTGCCAAAAATCCCGCCGGGGATATTTTTTAGGGTCCGGCGATGCAGGTGGGGGGTGTATTTTGCGACACCCCTCCCCCCTACCCTTTGATTCTCCAACATCTTTATATATTTGTAGCTGCCGAAACTTTTTTATAAATTCCTAAAACATTTTCGTTTACGATTTCATTTATCGCATCGACTATCGCTACACGCTGATCGGCTTCCGATAAATCATCTGAACTCTTCACTACCCTAGCGAGGAGGGAAGGGGTGTGGTATCCAGCAGCTGTGTCAAATGACAACCATTCATCGAACTGTGTGAAGGGATCGTAAGGATTGTCAACAGTAGTCAACATGTATTCAGTATCATTCAATGGTTGAGTCATCACGATCACCTCACTTCACTATGCTTGACTTGAGTGTGGATAGGGCGACACCTAGAGCGTCAGCTACTTCAGCTTGTGTGTAGCCAGACGCAAGCATCTGCTTAGCTCTCTGTTGTTTAATAGAAGTCATAACAAGATTAGCTCTTGGTGTTGCCAACTTCTTTACTTGATCCAGATCTGCATTGTTCAGTATCTGTGACAACTTGTTGTTACTAATAGCACCTGATTGAATGGCTGCCCACTCATCAGTAGTGATCTGTACTTGTTGCTTCTTAGCACCAGTACGTGAGCGAGCCTCAGCTAATGCTTGTGCTTTGACCTTCTTTAGATCAGCTGAATCCATATCAGTATTAGCTTGTCTCTTGGTAGATACCACAGCATTGGCTAAGATCTGGGCCTGCCGTTCAAGTGGGGCATTCTTCA